ACAGACCCATAGGCATCCCATAGGGTAACTGAAGTGGTGTAGAGTGGACTATCGAGTGTGAGTGTTAAGTCATCAATGCTAGACTTTAAATTGTCTAGCGAGTCAATTGTCCACGGAGGCAGTAAATCAGCCATCTCACGCTAAAGTAACGCTCAATGAACCAGAGGCAATGCGAAACACATCACCAGTAGCAATGGTCTTAGATGCGTCAAGTGCTGTGTGATACAGCAAGTTACCAGCAGTAGAAGCATCACGAATACCAATGTGTGTAATCGTACCCCATGCGCCACCAGCTTGAGGGAACTCAACAGCCGCAGAGTTGGTAGTAGCACCATTGCTAGGCGCACCAAATGTCACAGACTGACGAGCATAGCTAGTACCAGAACACTCAGTTCCAGTATCGGCATCAGTTGGGTCAGTTGTATAAAGAGCCACATAAACAGTTGTTGGTGCTGTGTAAGATGTTGCTCGGAGAGTTACGTTAATTAAAGCGTTCTCAAGATAGTTGCTCATTTCAGCCATAGTTTCACCTTGCAGTAAGTTTCATTGCCAATGGGACACCAGAGTATTGACCTTCTTCGTCAGACTTGGTAAGGGAGGAGATCGCTCTGTCGTACATAGTTCCCCATGTATTGATTCGAGCATCGTTCATTAAATATGGTTCTGCCTCAATCAATGCAGCATAAAGCAAAGCATCAGGTGCGATATTCAAAAACACATTAGATGCGTTACTGCTTGACAGATATGCAGGTGCAGCAAAGTACAACATTCTCAATGTGTAAATGCCATCAGGAGGAGGAGACAGTAAGAACTCGTTAGCAAGAATTGTGTAAGACTTAGGAACACCAACTTCTGATGCTCTTGGGTCATTAGACAATGCCGATGGGCTAGAGTAACTCATTGGCTGAATTGGGTTTGTCATTACGACAAAATCACGAATCTCAATAAAGTCAGCAGGTAACTCAACAGTAGAGTCACCAGATACAGTTGATGTCGTTACTGACTTTAGCATCTGACGGATACGCAACTCTCTACGGAGTCGATTCTCTGCAAATGTAATGAAGTCTGGAATCTGGCTAGTCAAGTCAGACCGAGCCAAATATCCTGCAATAGATGTTTTTAAATCAGAGTATGTTGCGAAACTCATACCACTCCAGTCCGAGTTCTAAAAACTCTGTTATCACGCTCGTTTAACCACGCCTTAAAACGCTTCTCGTCTAGCACAGCAAAACCACGCATGATGCCTTGTTTGTTGAGGTCATCAATCACAGTCATTGGAATTGATGCTACTTTATTACCAAACAAGTTATCAGACCATTTTGCTCGTTCATCGTAAGAGTTGTACTCTTTTTTGTTCTGTTCAAGAATGTCAGTTATATCCTGACGAGTCTCAATGATGATTCCACCTTCACCATCAGAATGAACAGCAGATTTACGAAAATTGACAGGATTTTGCATAACCTAATTCTATCAGTTTGTGTAGAAAAGAAAATGCCCCAGAGGTTTAAGTCTGAGGCATTTTTCGGAGTTACCTTAAATTAAGGTGTGATGTCAGCAATGATGCCGTGAGCAGCTTGGTTTTTAACTTCCAAGGTGTACTCAGCCAACAATTGTGTAGACTCATTGTCGCCAGTCACAGCCAACTCGTTGGTCTGGAAAGGACGCAAGTAAGCAACAGCAGCCATGTCAGGGTCAACAATAAATGCAACATCATCGCAAGAGTTGGTAGAAGTCATGAAGCGGTTAGGCACAACAGAAACTGTACCGAAATCGCTCAAATAGACATCAGCCGCACCAATGATGGTTGTGGGAGCATTTGAAGGAGCCATGAAACGCTGAGCAGCGATACCAGCAAAGCCAGAAACCAACTGCTTGTGTGCAGGGTTGACCATCAACACTTTAGGATTGCCACCAGAAGCGTAAACTTCACGGATAACAGTCTTCAAGATGTCTTCTGTGAAAGTGCGGTTAGTGCCGTTGGTACGAGCAGTTGTACCCAAGTCACCAGCAACACCAGAAGTACCGCCATCATAGTTGCTGTTCAACCATGCTTGCAGACCACCCAATTTACGAGCAGTAGAAGAATTGCCGTTGGCAGCGACTTGGTTGCTCAACAAAGAGGTTTCCATGTCACGCTTGATTTCGCTAGAGGCTTTAGCCAACTGATAAGCCTTTTCAGACTTACGACCAGCTTTGTCAACAGACTGCAAAGTGCCAGAAATCTTGATGGTTTTCTGTGCGATCTGAGTGCGGTTACCAACACGAGTAGTTGGAGACATAGTAGCGTCAGATGCTGTTGCACCCTCGACTGCGTAGTTATCCAAAGTAGCGGCAGCCAAGCTGTCAGTCTGCCACTCGTGCAGAACAGCAGTAGCCTTTGTCTTGCCGATAGAAGACATGAAAGGTGTGTCTGTGGGGCTGATGTTATAGATTACATCAGAGAGGTCTTCACGCATACCGATAGCGGTATAGGTTTGATATGTAGCCATTTTAAAACTCCAAAATTAAAAGAATCGTTCAAATGCTTTAGCAGCGTCTTGGACTTTGCCAGTTTCACGCAACCTTTGCATTACCTGTTTATCTTGTGACGACTTTGTAGGAGGCGCTGAAGTTCCAGATCGCATCATCTTAGGAGCAGCTTGAAGTTTCTTGGTTAACTCAGGCTTGCTCTTTTGAAGTTGCTCATACTTCATTGCTTTATACAAACTCACCACAGCACGACTGTCATATACGGAACTGAGTTCTTGGTCAGTCCACCCAACAGACTTCGCATAGTCACGGATTTGTTTCCGAACTGCATCACCCTGTGGCGTAGCCAACTCAGGAATCAGACTCACTAGCTTCTCAGACTCTTGACGGAGATGGTTTTGCAGAGAGGCTTGTTGCTCGGCTTGTTGCTGTTGGGCAAGGCGTTGCTGTTCGGCTCTAACTACTGCTAACTGCTTCTCACGCTGACTCTGTTCAGCTACCGCCACGGCATAGCCAATGGGGTCTGTTTCCTTTAGAACATCTAAGTTCACACCCTGATCTTGCTGACTTAGGAAGCTATCCAAAGCCTTCAACTTCTGGGCATAAGCCTGTCGCTCTTGTTTCACCTGCTCTAAGTGAACTCGCTCGGCTTCAAGAGCCTTACGCTGTTCAGCTAGTGCCTGAGACTTTTTAGTGTAGTCCGCACCTTGTTGATAACCTTTGATGAGTTCATCTTCGTCAACCTCGATTTCCTCACCAGCAGCCTTGACTTTATATCTAGGCTTAGGCGCAATTTCCTCGGATTCCTCCGCATACTCTTGCTCAACTTCATCATCCGCTTGTAGTTCCTCTGTTTGACCTTCGGCTTGGCTGTTGTCAGCTTCCTCTGAATCACCCATTAAACTCTCAAACGCTGAAGCGGCTTGGTTTACATTTAGGCTTTCACTCCCTTGTGGGTTGGTGTTTTCCATTTGTCATCTCAAAAATCGTCAGAATCCGTCTGAACTGCGGTGTTGCTTTTACGCAACAGAATTACAAAATCTTCCACTTTTTATCTCTAATTACAGTTTCCGAGGCTAAGCCTTCTAGGTGTCCTGTAAGCAACTCAATTGCTTTGATGTTTCGATAAGAGTCTTCTCTTACACCAATGTCACTTGCATTTGTGTTAATTATCACACTAATCTGTTGTTTTTTCAAATTATCTATGACTTCTTTGAAAAAGTCATCATTTAACAGATTCTTAGCCCATTGAGCCAGTAGGTGTTTGTCCATATTGGTTTTGTATTCCAGAAATTACATCGTTGATTGAGAGGCTTTGGCTTGGCAATGTATTTGTGCTAGTACCCAAAATGTTCATCAATTGGTTATAACCCATGTTTGTGGGCTGATTGAACTGTATTGGTGCAGGAACTTGACCATAGTTAGGGTCTAAGAACTTCTCCCATTGTGTACCTCTAAGCATCTCTCTGTTGCCAAAGTCTAAAGCAGTCATTGGCGTAACAGGATTAAGTGTCTTGTTATAGACAGGGCTACCCCATGTAGATGGGTCTGCCAAGTTATATGTGTAAGTCTTTGGAGTGTTAGCCGCTTGAATAGCGTTAATAGTTGAACTAACTAAACCAAGGGTTGACATCAATTTAGCCAAGTCAGCAGAGGTAGATGCAGTCGATTTAGCTAACTGTTGTTCAAAATTTGTTTGAACTTCACCGATCTTTGCATTTTGTTGTGCAATAGCCTCATCCAAAGCTGTTTTGTAGTCAACACCACGCTCTTGCAATGCCTCAAGGAATTGTCTGCCCTGTGCATCAAGTTGCGACTCAAGATCAGTTTGAACACCAGTTATTTGATTTTGGAATTGGCTTGCTTGTGAAGCTAGTGCCTCATTCAATGCTGTTTGGTAATCAAGTCCTTGCTTTTGCAAAGAGTCCATCAACGCCTTGCCTTGTGCGCCTAATTGTGCCTCAAGGTTACTCTGAACACCACCAAGTTGTGACTCAAGTCCTGTTTGCACTCCACCAATTTGCTTAATCACATCATTGATTGAAGTGGTAAATCCTGTCGATTGTGCTTGAATGGCTTGGTTAAGTGCTGTGTTGTAGTCCACACCTTGCGCTCTTAAAGCAGCCATCAAATCTTGACCTTGTTGGGTAAGTTGAGATGTAGATGCTAAACCTTGACCACCAATGATATTGATGATGTCTTGAGTAGTAGGTGCGGCTGGCAATTTAGACACAGCAGTACCAACAATTGACTGCACATCGCTTGCTGTTAAACCAGACGGAATTTGTGAAATCGCACTATTAACAATTTGAGAAACTTGCGTACTGGTTAAGCTAGGATTGCTTGCAAAGGCGTTAGAAACAATTGTCTTAACATCTTGCTCAGACAAACCTTGTGGGATGTTGATGCTGTTAATTGCTGTCTGGATGTCTTGAGGAGTCGCAAAGTTTTGTTTGCTCAAAATGTTTGTAACATCAGAAGCACTCAAACCAGCAGGAATCTTTGACACAGCATCGTTAACAATTGCTTGGACATCAGTTGTTGTCAGGCTTGGATTGTTTGCCAAAGCATTAGACACAATCGACTGTACATCAGTAGAACTCAAGCCTTGTGGTATCTTAATATTGCTGATTGCAGATTGAATATCTTGTGGCGTTGCAAAGTTTTGACCTGAAATAATCTTAGTCACATCGCTTGCTGTCAAACCACTAGGGATTTGTGAAACAGCATTGTTGACAATTTCAGAAACTTGGGCTGTAGTCAAACTTGGGTTATTTGCTAACGCATTTGAGACAATGGTTTGCACATCACCTTGAGACAATCCTTGAGGAATGTTAATCGAGTTGATAGCAGTCTGAATGTCCTCTGGTCTTGCAAAGTTCTGGCTACTCAAAACCCTTGTCACATCGTCTAATGTAATGCCAGCAGGCAAGTCAGATAATGAATTGTCAACAATGTTTTTAATAACATTAGGGTCAATTGTGTTTACGCCACTCTTGAATGTCTCAATGTCAGCAATAAGCCTGTCAATATCTGTAACCCTAGCAAACTCGTTAGTAGGCTTTAACCATGCGTTTATGCTTGCATCGTAATATGAACCTGCGGGTTTTGCATCAACTTGACTAGCAGATAGCAATTCATAACCTGCTGGAGGTCTAATAGCACTTGCACCAGAACTCTCAGCAAACAAAGGAACGCCACCAATATTCAGAGTCATTGGACCAGCGACCTGAGTTCCTGTAGGCAAATTAGCATCGCTAGTAATACCTAGATTTCTCATGTCTTCGTCAGTAATAGAAGTCTGACCTGCAAGACCACTCTCAGTCATTTGACTCTCAAACTTCTTGAGTTCAGCGTCCTTACCTGCCGCACCTAAACCAGCAGTCAAAGCAGACACTAGAACAGCAGGGGTAATCTCACCCTTGTTCATAATCGTGCCACTTACAGCATTGGTTACAGCCGCTTTTACAGGGTTTGACAATGCGTTAAAGTCTGGAATCTTGCCTAGCACCATCTCTGTTGCAGGAGCAATACCTGCCGCAGCACCCGCAGTCAATGCGCCCTTCAGAATGTCGCCACCAGCAATGCCAGTAGTCGTTCCCCCAAGAATAGCGTTACCAAGTACATTCGATGCCACTTGACTTGCGCCAGAGCCTAGCAAAGCATTACCAAGCAAACCACCTGCACCACTTACAGCAAGACCTAATTGGAGCAATGGCATCCAGTTTTTGACATCGCTACTAGAAGCGCCAGTAGTGTAGAAAATAGGTGTGCCATCAGGAGTGAAATCTACTCGATAACCTGTGTTACCTTTGCCTTCAAAAGTACCGCCCCAAGCATTGCCTGTTTGACGTTCGCTATAAGTAACTGGAACGGCTTGACCTGTTAGCTTATTGCCAAATGTGTTTTCAGTTTGAGTTTCGTAGATTGGGTTTCCACCATCGTCACTTCCAACATACTGCTCAACTTGACGAGAGATTGGGCCAAACTGTTTTATATCTGTAATCCCAATGCTATCCAAGATACGAGCCATGTCCTTGGTAGCAGCATCAGCACCATATCCACCTGTCCACTTAGAGGTAGTGCCTTGAGATTGAATCTGCTTAATGAGATTATCAATGTTTGACATGATTAACCCTTAATCTCTACATTAGAAGTGATACCAGCACCGACCTTCATAGCTTTCAATTGAGCCTCAACCTCAAACTCTTGTTGCTTCATAGCAAAGTAAGCCTGTTGTTTCTCACGCTCAAGCATCAACTTAGCAGCCTCTTTCTCACGCATTAACTGCATCTCAAGGCTTGCCTTTTGTTGAGCCATCTGCATATCAATCTGTTGCTGTTGCTGTTGCAATTGCATATCAGCTTGGGCTTTTTGTTGGTTAGCCTGTATCTCAGCCTGAGTCCTAGCCATCAAAGCCTCAACTTCTGGAGGCATCTGTTGCTGTTGTGGAGGAGGGTTAGACAATGCTTGATCTTGCTCTGGTGTGATCGCTTTGTAGAACTCACCAGAATCCTTAAATCCTGCCAACTCAACCATTCGACCTAAAGTAGAACGATACTGAGCAGGTGAGACATAAGGGTTAGCAGGGCCATACTGAGCAATCAATTGCTCTTGTTTGGCAAGAACCATCTGAAGCATAGCCATTTGCTCTTGTCTGTTACCAGCACCTAAACCTACATTAATCGCTACATCGTATTGATTAGCCCATGTACGAGGGTCAAACTCTACGAATTCACCTCTCATACGCACCAAACGAGGCTTGTCTTGGTACTTGCACAAGAGATGCAAGATGCCCTTAAACAGAGACTTAACACCTGTCTCAGCAAACAAACGAGCCATCAGTTCGATCTTCCCTGCACCAGCTTGTTGCATAGAAGCAACAGCAGCAGCAGTCACGTTCTGCAAGATAGATGGGTCTAAACCCTGTGAGGCATCAGATACGCCAGTACGCTTAGACTGCATTGTGTCCAAGTACTGAAGCATTGGGAAAGCAGCAGTAGCTACGTTCTGCACAACCAATTGAGATACAGCACCCTGAGACTTGGCACGAATAACACCACCAGCGGTAGATGTAAGCAAGTCGTCTAGGTTTACTTGACCCTCAACAGCAACAACACGAGCATTGTTTGTCAGGTAAAGGTTATCAAGAATCTGACGAGTGATCGTAGTCTTGATTAACTGTAGGTCAACTGTTCTGTCAGCTAGTGAGTTACCAAAGAACTTGTGTGGAATTGGGATGGGGCAGATTCAGTGGAAAGGAACGTGGTCCACTTCCTCGACCCTCTCTTTACCCTTCTCATCCTGAAGCATCTCGTTGGTTGCGTAGAACGCAGGAAC